TGGTCTTCCCATAGTAGTCTTTTCAAACTCATCATACGGATCTGGTACATCTAGATTTGGATTATCTTTTCCTGAGTCTGAATATACAGATGCGAGATCATGAGGAGTTCCGTAGGATTCCCCAGATATTGACGGATCATTTCCTTCATTCTCAATCTGGTTATATCTAAACGTTCTCTTAACGTCTTCAGCAATAAGATCCCTTTGTTCATTGATCTGATCTTCAGACATCTGGAATATTTTATCTCCAATCCAATCAGATGAGAATAACTTTTTATCCATAATGTTACCAGCAAGATCTACCTTCTCTTTCAACAATGCTATCTTCTCTTGTTCGTATATTATAGAAGGATTGTTTAGTTCTAAGGCAAAATTCAGAAGATCCGCATCTTCAAACCCTTGAACATATAGATGTACAATTGCTATCTTTTCTAATTCGCTAATAATAATCCTTTGTATACGTTCAACTGTTCGGCTAAATCTTACGTCCAATGCACTAATAGTTGATTTACCATTAAGTTCATCTGAGTAGTTCAGGAACGATTTTGGCACCTTCATAGATCCCAGCATGAGGTCTCTAAGGAACTCAACGTCTTCTATACCGGCATACTCCAAACCTTTTGTAGTATCTATCTTTGTGGTATTATCTCCAGGTCTTACAGGGATGTAGAAATCTTCCATCATGTTCTGTACGTTGAACTTCAGGTTGTAATCTCCTGTTTGATTATCTACAAATGGAGTTTTTTTCATTCCATTAATAGTCTGTTGCACGAACGCATTTACCTCGTTAGGAGGTATGTTACCTACGTTGATGTAGAATACACGCTTCTCAGGAGCCCTCATAATCCTATGCAAAAGCATAGCATCCATCATAAGAGTATACTGCTTAAAATACTTCCTTGCAGGCTCTATATAAGACCTACCAAACGGAAGATAGTTTGTATCAGTTAATAGCCTAAAGTGGGCTATCTCAAAGTTCTCAAAAGACTCTTTATTTTTAGTAGCAGTGGTGCCACCAGCTACAGCTACTGGATCGTATATAAACTTAATGTAAGAAGGGTTATTAGGATCCTGACCTTCTTCACGGATCATATCATAAACTGACAATGGGCGTACTCCATATATTCCAAACTTTTCAGCAATATCCAGTTTTAAAAAGAAGTCCCCATATTTACACATGGATCTAATCCACATAGGTAGATTAAATTCTATATTCAATACCTGATAAAACAGATTATATAGAATTTTCTGTATATTCTCATTGGAACTTCTAATCTTAAGCACTTCATTAGTATCCCCTTTCAAAGTAGCTTCTTCACATATAATATCTAATACAGAGGCTACTAATCCGTCTGTGTCCATAGCCTCGTAATCAGCATATAATTGCAACCTAAGAGTTTGATAGTTTAACGTTGGGTTAAACTGCATTCTTTGGCCTGCTTTATGGAGCCTTGTAAATCTATCTACCAGTGAATTAGTCTGTAGTTGGCCAAAAGATTGGATCCTCTCCACGTCCATTACACGCAGTTGTTTACCTCCAACATTCCTTACGACAACGTCAGTGGAAAATAAACGTTTTAAACGAGGAAAAAGTGACTTATCAACAGGCATATTATTAAGAATTTATCATTTTATTATATATAAATATCAAATATTAACGTATTAACCAGGTAATGTCTTCCTGTTGTCCGTTTACATTCATATTGTATGGATTAACAAACTGTCCTTGATTTGGTAAACTGTTTTGAGTAAAGCTAGATCCTTTAGATATATTTTTTAGCAAAGCCCTTTGCATGTCTATTCCTCTATTTTTGTAATGAATAGCGCTATCTCTTAGAAACATTCCTATTGCATATGACATTACGCAATCATCATGGTACCCAGTTTGAGCTTGTGGCTTACTATTCTTCCACACAAAGGTAGACATTTCTGATACTAATCTTCTAGAATTTACAGAAATGCTATGATCTCGTATATATTGTTTAAATGACAATAATACTTCAGGTCTAGTCTTAGTTGATGTAGTAAATCCTGGGGTCATTTTACTGGTGTCGTAGTCGTACATCTGAGTGATGTATTGTGACACATTTAGGGTATCTCCTTTGGGAGAGTAGTATATGTTGTTGTAATTTAGCTCTAATATGTCCGACATAGTAGCATGGCCTAGTCCTGTATTCTCTACAATCAATAAAGCACTATTATACTCAGTAGCTATGGCCACAGCAAATTTAGATAAACTCTTAGTGTCCATATCTCCTCTATACTCAGCTACTTGAGACCCAGTAAACACATCTATAACTTGTATTACAGACGAGTCAGAACCATCTCCTTTAGCAGTGTCTATAATAACCATATAGTTTCTACTAGGATCTGGGTATTCCCATATCCAATAATCTTTATGAGGCCCTCTTTGTTCTATAGGCTCTCTGGTTCTTTCTGTGTAATAGTCAAGGTCCTCAGATTCAAAGTATGTATCTCCAGAAGATATGAAGTTGCAATCACATTCCTGTGCGGCCATCCTTTTACCTAGTTCCTTATCTTGATCTTCTCTCCATTTTTGATTTCTACCTGGGTGTACGCTCCAAGGTAATCTTACAGGTATAAAGTTATTGTCTTCAGATTCTGCACCTACCCATTGTTGATGGAACCATTGTCCAATACCATTAGGTGTAGATAATACAATGGCCCTACCACCAGTAGCAAGTGTTTGCTGTGCAGATCCCCATAAGTCTTCAGCATTTTCAATAAACGCGGCCTCATCTAATACCAGTACGTTAGCAGTATATCCCCTAGCACTCTCAGAAGCTCCTGATGCTGCTTTAATCTTTGATCCGTTATTTAATATAAGTGTTAATTTGTTATCTTCTACGGAAGGAACTTTGATCCAACTAGGTAAATTATCATAAGCAAATCTTACTTTATCTACTATGTTTCTAGCTTTTTCTTGTGTAGGAGCCAGTGCTAAAATAGATTGATCCTTTTTAAAGGTCATTAGCCACAAAGCATACGCAGCAGTAAGAGTAGTAATACCAAGCTGTCTTGATTTAAGAATAAGAGTTCTGTCGTGCTTGTTAAGTAGGAATAATAACTTTTCTTGGAATACATATGGATTGAATAACATTCGACCTTCACTGGTCTGTATATATACAAATTTCTTTAGGAAATATACGGGATCTGAGGCACACTTTAAGTACTCTTCCCTTATTATTTCTTTTATAGACTTTTGTTGATCAGACATATTATTTCACAACAGCAAATCCTACAGCTAATAGTACTAACCCTAAAGATAGTTTCTTAGATAGTTTTTGCTTTTTTAATTCAAACTTTAAACTAGAGATATTATTAGTATATACTTTTTCTTTGTCTTGCTGTATTTTTATAATATCTCTATAATTGTTTATCTGTTTGTCTTTATATACTATAATAGAATCCTTGTAGTTTTTTATTGACTTTAAGGTATCTATATTTTCTAACAATATTACTCTCTCAGATTTAAGAGCATCTAAATAAACCAAATCTTTTGCTACTTTTTTAGCTACGTCTTTATGTAACTTTACAGTATCATTATTTGGTACTTGATGTATCTTTATATCTGTCTGAGAAAAACTGTTCAAGCTGATTAATATCGTAGCTATCAACAGACTGTACTTGTACTTCATATGTTTCATATATTTTTCTGACTTTATCTTGGTTCTCTTCCAACTTAGTTTCAGCTACCTCTACCATATGCTCAAGAGTGTCTATTTTTACTTGTGATATTTTAATAGAATCTTCTTTGAGATGGATTTCTACATTTAGGCTATCTATAGCTTGTTCATATTCAGACTCATTGTATGGTCCTGGATATAATAATAATGCAGATATTATCAGTATTAGGGCTATTATAATGTACTTTTTCATGCTATTTCATTGAATCTTCCCAAAATCTAAATGCTATATTTCCTCGAAGGTATGCATCTTTTTCCATATTTAAAAGATGTTTATCATTTTCTGCATATCTAGGATCTGATAATGCATTAATATTATTATCATCAAACATACCAGATAAGTTTTGGTTATGGTGTATTAGTTCGTGCGCATAGCTTCTGAGTACGTCTTTTATATGCCTTCCGGCTACAAATAGAGTTACTGACTTTTGCATAGGGTCATAGTATGCCGTCTTTCCAAAAGGATTGTTAGCATTTTCAGTAGTTGATGCTATGATTACTTTAGGATACGGCATTATTTTAATACCTGAATTTTGCATATACTCAGCCAAGTTAAGCAAATATGGAACAATATTATGTCCAGATACTTGTACGTCTTGATTAATATTTTGATATTTTAAATCCATTATGCTTCAGGTTCTGGGGTTTCTTCTTCAGGCGGTGTCTCTCCTTCAGGAGGGGTTTCTCCTCCAGCAGCTGCAGGCTCCTCATCAGGTTCTGGTTCTTTGGTTATTGGATTGGTTTTCAATAGAGTATTGATATAATCCATAGCTTGTTCATACTCTGAATTATTTGATATATTATACTTTTTACCACTAACTATCACTTGAAAAGAATCCGATGGATTGAAGTCTTCTGGATAGTTTAACTCAAGTGGGGTTGGGTCATACTTTATATCAAAGTAGTTACCGTTAGGTATTACTACTCTAAAAGTAGTAGGTTTATATGAAATACACCTAATATCTGATACGGTATTCCTTATCTGTTCTATAGACTTATCATTCTTTTTATTCTGACTTGCAAGTAATTTTAACAGCACAGATGTTACCTTAGGAGATTTAGATAGAATCTTCTCTAAATTAGACTCTGTTTCTACAGGAGTAATCTCGGCAGCTTCTAACAGTTTATATTGAAATATTTGGTAGTAATTGGGTTTCATATATATAAATATCGAGTAAACTTAGAGTAACTTTATCATAATTTTAAATAGTTGTTTAATACTCCGCCTATTGTGGATAATTCTAAATCTATATCAGTCAACTCTTTTTCTTTTAATTCTCTTTTCTTACTCACATAATCTACTCCAACAATTCCTATAAATTCATTTTTTATATTATATAAAGGATACATATAGGTGCTTTTAACATTAGCTCCATAAATTACAGAGGTTAAGCCCTCAAACTGCTTTTCCGATATTGTGGTGTCTGGTATTGCTATTGTATTTCCTTTATATAGAGTATGTATTGATTTGCTAAATAAGCTTACTGGTATATTTTGAAACTGATTTTGACATGGTACAACTCCTGAGCTTACTATCTCGTAGACCATACTAAACTTTTGAATTGATTTTCCAGTAGGGTAAAAATGCGCTCCATTATGAAATTGAATTAACCATATACGATCACTATGTATTTCTTTTTTTATTTGGTCCAGTTTATCGTTTATCATCTGATTTGCCTCTATAGAATCTAAAAGAGTATCTTTCTTTCTTCTATCTACCATTGATTGAACGTAGTGGACCACTACAGGTCCTACTACAGAGGTTGTTACAGCAGTTATTATAGCTACTATTAATTCTGTATTCATTACTTATCCTTTGTTCTTGATTTAAAAGACACTTTTGCTTTACTTGTATTTGAAACAAACTGCTTTCCTTTTTTAGATGCTGCTACTTTCTTTTTAGATGTAGCCGCTCTTTCTTCTTTAGATAGACTTTTTGCTTTAGCTAAAGGTAGACATCTTGTAGTAGGCTGTCCTTTTTTCATAGTCCCACATTTCCCTGCTATATTTCCTTCTGTGTCTATACGAACCCACTTTTCTTTTTTAAACCAATTATGTAAGCTACCTTCTTCTATTTCTTCTTTTACTTTTTTTTTCTTTTTTCCTATTCCCCCTTTACATACTTGCACAGCTCTTCCCATCAAATAAGCTGAGTGTTTTTCACCGGCAGCTTTTCTACGTTCTGCGTAAGCTTTTCCTTTTGGGCACAATTTTTCGTACAACATTTCAGTATTCTCCTCTTGTCCACAACTTTCACAGTTCATGGCTTCTAGCTCTTCTAAAAGCATTTTTTTTAGTATGTCTAAAAATTTCACTATTCTGCTGATTTAATGGCTTGCGAAGTAGCTATGGCGTATTGTTTTGGGCCCATTTTATCCTTACCGCCACCTCTCATAGCCATTGCTTTTATTATATCTTCTTTCTTATTCTTTTCAGCTTTTGTGAGTTTCTTTTCAGCTACGGGCTGTATCATACCCATATCATCATCATCATCCTCTTCCTCTTCGTGTCCTCCCAATTCATGAAATCCTTGGGCTGCTTGATCTATAAAGTTTTCTGCGTTAGTGATATGATCTTGTATCCATCCTGGAATATCCCTCTCATCGTCTCCTAATTTATTCATAAGATCTGCGCAAGACTGCATAATAGATTTTAGGCTATTTTGCGCCATGGATACTTCATGATCCATGCCTTCATCGCCTTCTTTTTTAACCATATCAGAAGGCTTTTTCTTTTTTGCCTCTAATAAGGCTTCTTTAAAAATTTCAGAGAGTTTCATTTTGTTTATTTATAAATATAAATACTTAGTTTTCCAGCCTTTCTTTCATTTCTTGTAGGCCTTCTTTCCATTTTTCTACTAATTTTTGTTTATCTACTCCACCTTCCCACTCTTCTACATCCCCTTGTTCTGTTACATAGGTCTCTTTTACTGTGTTTCTAGCAAACTCTTCTATGAACTGTGCTGCCTCTTCTATATGAGTTACAATGTTTTTTGTAACCATATTTCTAGAGTATTCCTCGTACTTACCTTCCATCTTCAACTTAGTTTCCATACTAACTACGCAACTGAAACATGTCTTGTGGATTGGGTACATCTTCTTATCTAAAGATGATTTCATAGGTTGAGAACAGTTGGGACACAGTAAAGGCATCCTTGTTGCCTTCTTTATCTCATCTAGTTTAGTAACTGTTTGTTTAATACCGTCCTTTATAGTCCACGTTTTTCCGTTCTCTTCCCATACATCTCCTTCTAACCTCTCCTCTGTTTGTTTCTCATAACCAACTTGAATACCAGTAGCGTTACCGTACTTTTTGGTTATAATGTTCCTGAGGCGTTGCACATCCCTCTCTCTAAACTCTTTCTTTAATTTTGTATCTGACATAACTATAGTTTTTTTATTCTTATTTTTAAATCACCTGTACCTTTTATAGCCCTATGCCATTCTCCCATTGGTATATGAATCTGACCTTCTATTTTCATAGGAAGTCCTCCGTCTTTCTGAAAAAACCAATCGTTTGGTTCTATAGGCTCGATTACACGATCCTCTCTATCCCTATGCCACCTTAATTCTCCAGAGTCTACATCAGCTTTGAATACTCTTTCGTACCAACCTTCGTTATATGTTTCTATATATGGTCTATCTTCCATACTACCAGAATCCTGTAAAATTTGATTTTAATCCAATCATAGAAGCGTATCTAGGAAGCCTACAGCTCCAATAGCTAGCCATTGTCTTGTCCTTAGCCTGTGCACACTTATGACGTGCTGCAAAAGATTTACG